ACTCGCCGGGCATTCGTTTGCCCAAAAACAGGAGTTCTGCATGAAAAATATGATTGATAACACCCGTCAGAATATTGTTGGTTTGCCAGTTATGGGCATTGATTTAGCTTCACCAGAACACGATTACACATCAGTTCTTGATTTGTCGTTGATGCTCGACACTGCTCGTAATGAAGAACGTGCTAATAGAGCGGTGGTATTTGCTGGCCGCCTGGAAGCGATTGCCAGTTTTATCCTCAAACGTGAAATGACTGGGATTGAAGCTGCAGAAGCACTCCGCATTGAAGCTAACCGAATCCAAAGTGAAGCGGAGGCGTAACAATGGATGATGTGATCGACACCGCTCAGGAACGCGCTGACCTCATTCTTTCCGCCCAAATCCAAGCCGCCCGCGCCCATGTTGCGGGCGTTTCCTCGATGTTCTGCATCGAGTGTAATCGTCCGATACCAGAGCAACGCCGTGCAACTCTGCCGGGGGTTGAGCTTTGTGTCTATTGCAAAGAACTCGCTGAAATGAACGCCAAGCACTACCGAGGTAATTGATGATGACTTTCTCGGTTGTTCTTACCGTACTGGCGTTTATCAATGCTCATTATTTATTCGCCGATATAAAAGATAATCAGTAATGAGTCGGCATTTTCATGGCACTCCGGTCTGGGGCGGTGCAGGTAAGGTATTGAAAGTGGCTATCCGTGATAGCGGTGCTTTCGTCTCTTACGCACGTCCAGACCAGATAAAACAATGCTTTACCTATGCAAATTCTGTCGGCTTAGATTGTGGAGCTTTTAGTGCCTGGAAACGCGGCTTAGTTATTGACTGGACAAAGTACTATCAGTTTCTTTCTGCCTGGTATGGACATGACAAACTTAAGTTCTTTTGCATACCGGATGTTATCGAGGGCGGCGAAGAAGATAATGACCTTCTAATTAAACAACTTCCTACTGTATTTCGCGGAAAAGCCGCACCAGTCTGGCATTTGCATGAATCAATTGATCGTTTAAAACGGCTTGCTTCCGCCTGGGAGCGAGTCTGCCTGGGTTCATCCGGTCAATATGCGGCTATTCGGACGAAACACTGGCACATAAGGATGCATGAAGCATTCGTTGCTATTCGGGACGAAAACCCAGGCATTCACGTCCACGGCCTGCGCATGTTAGACGGTCGTGTCTTTGGCAACTATCCGCTTACTACAGCTGACAGCACAAATCTGGCATGCAATGTGCCAAAAACGGAGGTGAAATATCCTGAGCTGACATCACAGCTCCGCGCTATCGGCTGTACTGATGAAGAAGTACTCGCTGGTCGCTGCGCAATCTTACGGAAAACCATCGAGATGGTTCATCCGCCAACATTGGCGGAATACTTCGAACGTTATGAAGCAAAGCGTTCCCCCCAGATGTGCCTGGAGTTTTAAATGAAAACTCCTGCTCAAACGAACCGTTTCTCTCCTGATATTATCGTGCCTGATGCGTGGGCATATCCCTGGAACAAACCACGCCAGGCCGTTTCTGGCCTGAAAAGACCGCTTACCCGTGACGAATACGATCAGGGGCAAGCTGTTTTAATCAGAGTAAAAAACCTCTCTACCGATCTTCGGGAAATCTTCACTGGTCGCCATGCGTATCTGCTGAAAACACAGGGCATTCACGCCGCCAATAAATACCTGATTTATACCCTTGGCCGCAGCATCCTTCCTCGCGTCGAAGCGGTCAATGCCGCTCACACAATGAATGCTGATGCCTCCATGAAATTCATGTCAGAAGCAGATACCTATCACGGGCTGCCGAGCATGACTGATAAGCCACTGCGCAGGTTTGCTCAGGACATCGCCCGACAACTCAAAGACATCTACGAAGACCGTTGTGAACAACTGCTAACGCAATACCACGGTGATAACGCGATTCTTTTTGATCGTGATACGCAGTGTGAACTTTATGGCGAAATCGCGGGTATGGCTCAGGCCTTCAATGTCAGGCCGATGCACTGGACAAGGTACCGCAAAGACAAGCTTGATACTGTCTCCGCCATAGCTGGCCTGTCTCGTTTGGTTAATCCTGAATGGTGGCTAAGTCAGCTCAAAGGTCAGCGAACCCGCTGGCGTGAATCTTTGCTTATCGCAATCGGCAAGGTAAACCGCGACGCCTCTCCCTATGCCAGTAAGCAGGCGATTCGTGAGGTGCGTGCCCGCCGCCTGTCTAATCTCGACTATCTGAAAAGTTGCGACCTTGAAAACGTCGATACCGGCGAGCGCATTAGTCTGATCGATAAAGTGATGGCGAGCATCTCCAATCCTGAGATCCGCCGTATGGAGCTAATGAGCACCATAGCCGGTACCGAAAAATATGCTGCGGCAAATGGCGATGTCGGCATGTTTTTGACGATCACTACCCCGTCCAAATATCACCCGACGCGCATTGTTGGCAAAGGCGATAAAAAGCGCGTTCAGCGTAATCATGCGTGGGACAAAGAAGCCTATACACCGAAAGATGCGCAGCGATACCTTTGCGGGATCTGGAGCAAAATGCGAACCGCGTTCAAGGATAGCGGCGTGACCGTTTACGGGATGCGCGTTGTAGAACCTCACCACGACGCGACGCCGCACTGGCATATGATGCTATTCACCAAACCCGCCATGCGTCAGCGGGTGATCAATATCATGCGCAAATACGCCATGAAAGAAGACGGCGACGAGCGCGGCGCAGCAGAGAACCGCTTTGACTGTAAGCACCTGAACCGTGGCGGCGCGGCGGGTTATATCGCCAAATATATCGCAAAGAACATCGACGGTTATGCACTGGAAGGCGAGCGCGACCACGAAACCGGCGAGCTGCTAACAGACTCCGCTGCCGCTGTTACGGCCTGGGCTGCTACCTGGCGCATCCCTCAATTCCACCCTATAGGTCTGCCAACGATGGGTTCATACCGTGAGTGTCGCCGTATCCGTTCCATCAGCCTGGCTGAAACCTTTGACGAAGAAGTCGAAGCCGTTCGCGCAGCTGCTGATGCCGGTGATTTTATGGCGTACATAGAGGCTCAAGGCGGCGCGAATGTTCCACGTGAAGATCAGACCGTTCGTGTAGCTCGTCGGGTTGCTGCTGAACTGAACGCCTACGACGAAGAAGTGAAAAAGGTTGTGGGCATTTTTGCCCCTCACCTCGGCGACTCCCGTGTTTATGAAACCCGTACAACTCAATGGCGCATCGTTTCTTCTGCCGTTGACGTTGAGGTTTTGACCTCAAAAAGCGCCCACGGCGCGCCTCGGAGTCCTGTCAATAACTGTGGGTTAGGTGGAAAGAAACAGGCTACAAATTGGCATGATAGGCATGCAGGGAGCACCGCTACGGCGTCCACTTCTGACAACCTGCGAGTTATTGACTGGACAGACACAGCCGCCGTGAGGGCGATTGTGGCGCGTATACGTGAAGAAACGCCGAAGGTGAGTAAATCACAGCGAAGTTTTGACCCGACTAAAGGCCGTGATGTTGCCCCATCGGCAAGATTGACGCCTGAAGAACGGGCGCGATTGCCTCAGATTGAACAGGAATTGCTTAAAAACGATATCAAAGCTCAAAGATGGGAGCTGGAAGCATTAACCCGGGGAGCCAAAATCAGTTTTGGTGATGTTGTGATCCATCATCCCCCTCTTATGGACTGGCAGGAATTTTATGACGACTAGGACTGTTTAAACATTCATCTAAGCTATTGGTTAAAAAGTAACATTCAGTTTTTAATGGAATTTGTTAAGAAATGGTAATATTATACTGTATAAATAAACAGTGCATTGGAGTGAGTAATGGAATCCTCTCATGAGCTAAAGATGGCTTTGATAAAAATCCGGCTTATGGCTGACATCGCACAGTCAGGCCAGTGCAGAAATGACGAGTACGCATTGGTGATGGAAATGATCTCTGATATGGCCGACAGCGTTCTGGATGAAGAAGACACGCAATCAGTGCCGTTCTCTGTTTACGACGATAAAGAATAGCCAGGAACGCGGGCGATCTCTCTTTGATAGCTCTGCATGCAGTGAGTGCATGATTTTGCATTGTGATCGCCCTACTCTTTTCTCCCCGCGACACCAGTGCTGGCGTGGATCACAGTGGATCACGCAACTGCATCAAAAGCGACCTATAAAGCGGGCAGGCGTGGCGGGGATAGCATTGCGCGCAGCGATAACACTTCACTGAACCAATTTGGCTTGTTTTCACAATCATGTTTGATATATAACTAAATACAATCACCAATAAACGTTGACGATAATGAAAAAAATCATTAGAGAAGATCAGATTGAATCGATTGCTTTAGCAGTGAAAGATAAAGTGTTTTCTTCTCAATTAACTAAGAAAACAACCATTTTTTTATGTGGTGGGGATGTTTCAGATGAAAAATATGGGCGTCATAAATTAGCTTCTATATTTTCAAGGTACAAAAGATATGAGATCTTATATCCGGAGGATCTATTTGATGATTTGCTTGCGGGGCAAGGCCAATATAGCCTTTTGAGTCTAGAAAACATGCTTGCTGAGGCAGTTGACGTCATCATAATCTGCCCTGAAAGTCCCGGTTCTTATGCCGAGCTAGGCGCATTCTCAAACAATACCGAACTTGCTAAGAAACTAATTTGCATCCAAGACAATAAATATAAATCGAAGAAAAGCTTCATCAATTACGGTCCTATAAGACTATTGAAGAAAAATAAAACCGGTAAAGTTTTAGCTCTAAACTATGAGCATTTATCACATCCTCTTCAAAGTTTGCTCTTGTATCAAAGAATAGCTAAAGCCATCACATCAATAAAAATGAAATATCCTGTTGTTCGGTCTGTTGATAACTTATTAGATTCTGAAAGTTTTATTCTTCCTTGCATATATCTAATGGACGAAGTTAATAATATCTTACTATATAATTTGCTTAAAAAAGCCACTAGCAAGTCCGACACTCTCTGTGAAATCGCGACAAAATCGGCGTTGGGGCGGTTAACTTCTAAGCGTATGATTACCAGAACAACAATTGGCTATCACATGACTGATATGGGGTTTAGTTTTGTTCGAGAAAACTTTAGTCATGTTGAACTAGATAAATTAAGACTCGAAATAATGAATTTAGAAAATCGTACAAACTCATCCTTTAGTTATGCTAAGCTACCAGCGGCGCACCCTTAGCGAGAATGTGTTTACATCATTGCGATGTATCGCTTCTGGGTAGTGATTCGCTACCCTGCAAAAAATCTTGTTCATTAGCAGTTTTCAATGTGAACGACGCTCACCGCTCGGTGAGCGTCGATCACATCGAAACCAGATACTTAAGACGTAAGGGTGCGCCAATGCCATCGACTCAATTTTCACATGTTTATCAGTTGAGAAATCAAGGTCTTCCAGTAATGTCAACAATTGCCGATATGGCCAGAGAAGTTAGGTTATCGGTTGAGATGTTAAGATTTTTGACATATAGAACAGACTATTTATATAAAGTTTTTGATATCGATAAAAAGGGTACCTCATCTAAAAGAACAATTTGCCAGCCATCAAGAAAACTCAAAGCTATTCAAGGATGGATACTTAGACGTATTTTAGACAATTTGAGATCCTCAGAGTTTTCCAAAGGATTCGAGAAGGGTCAATCAATATTAGATAATGCGGTTCCACATGTTGGAGCCAATTTCCTTTTGAATATTGATTTGAAAGATTTCTTTCCTAGTATTCATGCATCAAAAGTATACGGTGTGTTTTCTTCTCTTGGCTATAATAAAGAAATATCTTCTATATTAACAAATCTGTGTACGTATAATAATAAATTGCCACAAGGCGCTCCAACCTCACCTAAACTTGCAAATCTGATTTGCGCAAGATTAGATGCTAGAATACAGGGTTATGCCGGAAGCAAAGGGATTATCTATACAAGATATGCAGATGACCTTACTTTCTCAGCTCAAACCTTAAAGAAAATAGTTAAAACAAAATTTTTTATTCAAACTATTATTCCGACTGAAGATCTTTCAATTAATAAAAATAAAACAGTTTTTTGCGGACCGAAAAGACAAAAAAAAGTAACCGGACTTGTTATATCACATGATAGAACTGGGATTGGAAGAGAAAAACTAAGAGAAGTTAGAAGTAAAATACACAAAATATTTACAGGTGAGCATGATAATACTCTTCATGTTCAAGGCGTGCTGTCATTCATTTATAGCGTTGACAAGAGAAATTATAAAAAACTTATTTTATATGTCGAAAAGTTAGAAAAAAAACATGGTAAAACTGAAGTTATAATTTTTAAAAAAATCAAAAATGACCTTTCTACATCTATTGAGCAAAACATGTGAGGACAATAAATTGAAAAGCAGTGTTTTATTTGGGAATGGATTTAATCGATTAAGCTCTAATTTTGTAACCTGGGATGATTTGTTGGTGAAATTGCAGGGAGATCATGGCTTTGTGAGTAAAACCACACCTAACACCATGATTTATGAAAGAATATTTCTTAACAGATTACGCAAGCACAATCATGGGGTTATCGATATTGATTCTGTCGAAATTGAGATTAAAAATGAAATAGCTCATGCATTGCAAAATCAAGGCAGCAATGACTTATACAAAAAAATCATAGCATTGCAAATTGATAACTATATGACAACAAATTATGACCATGCTTTTAAAAAAAGCTTTGATGATTCCTACAACTTTATAAATGGTAGTACGGAAAAAGTATACAGCATAAGAAGGCATACAACTTTTCACAATAAAGACAATCCCACTCGTAAGATATGGAATATCCATGGTGAGATAGACTACCCTGTTACTATAAAACTTGGTTTAGATCATTACTGTGGTTCAATAGGTAAAATCGACTCCTATATAAAAGGGAACTACACATTCTCAAATAATGAAAAAACAATCAAAACAACTTCTATCAAAGAAAAGCTCATATCTGGTGATTTTGATAGTCATTCATGGGTTGAATTATTCTTCTCCAGCAACGTGCATATTATTGGGTTATCTTTAGATTTTAGTGAGACTGATTTATGGTGGATTCTAAACAAAAGAGCAAGACTAAACTCAACAGGACTTGTTAAAAACAAAGTGTTTTTTTATGTATCTGAGAATTTTGACGATGAAAAGGAAGCTCTTTTATCTTCACTGGGAGTACAAGTAATAAAATCACCTGTGAATGAAGGTGATTATTATGAGTTTTATAATTCAGCAATTTTAAAAATACAAGAGAACGTCACTAACTATGACCGATAAAGACAAACTAGTTGTAGCCATAAATTAAAAACCTTTAGCGATACTTTGTACTGAAACCAAAAGGTTTATTTATCCTGCATATTATCTATTGCACGAGTTTTTTATTCGACTGTAAGAAGGTATTCTCTACACTGAATGATAATTTTGCCACACCAATTATTAACTTCTTTCATTCTCTCCTGCAGCGGCGTCAGTTCGTTCCTAACAAAAACCTGCGCCGCCTTCTCCACATCCCCAAACCCTCCTGCATTATCAGGAATGATCCCCATCATCTGCGGCGGAACGCGGTGTGCGCTCAGCAGGTCATCACGGCTGGATTTCTTAATGTTGAAGAAATCATCCTTGGTGGCGACTTCACTCAGCGGCAAGATCTGAATGCCGTCTTTCTTGCCGTTCGGCGCGTACATGAACAGGTTGCGGAAGTTGCCCAGGCCTTTGGTGTCCCTCATTGCCTTACGCATTGAATCGATGTCACTGCTGCTCTGGGCGGCGTCGGTCATATACAAGATGTAGCCGGCGTGCGCGCCGTTTTGGTAATACTTGCGGCGGAACAACGTGGCGGCCTCGTTGAGCCAGGCAGAGTTCAGCGCACTCAGGTATTCCGGAAGACCATAAATCTCCTGGTTAATGTCTGGTTCGATCAGGTGGAAGATGCTGCCTGCTGCGAACTGGTGCGGTTCTTTCCATCCTTGCACAAACCAGTAAGTCCCCTCTTCTACTCCGCGACGCACATATTTAGCCGGCACGGCTTCAAATCGCAGCGGTTCGCCGAGCTGATTGCGGATCAGTTCCAGGTACGCATTCCCAAACACCAGATAATCCAGCGCAAATTTGCTGAACTCCTGCTGGCTCAGCAATGGATGCGGGATAAATGTTGAGGCGAGGATATTGCGCTTCACGTAAATCGGAGAGCTGTGATGAACGGCGGCGCGAAGACTGCGGGCAAGTCCGTCGAAACTGACCGGTGGCTCATACCAGCGGCCGTTGCCGGTGCACTCGATGTAATCCAGAATCTCGCGGCGGTCTAAAACCGGCGTCGGATCACCGAAGCTGAATACCTCCGCGCCCTGCTGGCTTTCAGTGGTCGTGGTCTGTGTGGTTTTACGGTATTTGCGCTTGCTCATTTAGTAGAACTCCAGAATGTTCGGGCTTTGTCCGCCATTGGCGGCGGTTAGCGGTTCGTTTAACAGGGCGTGCATGATTGCCCACGCGACGTCGGCGTGGCTGGCCTCTTCACTGCGGCTGGCTTCGTAGGTTGAACGGTTGCCGCTGGCGGTCATCGTTTTGCGGATCGCCATAAACGACGCAGTGATGTCTGTATGTCCGGTGTCATATTCCAGGCGGCCGGAGCTGATGGTGTCTTTTGCTTTGAGTACCAGCGCGGTTTTCACTTCGGGGCTGTAACGGATCTCACGCGCCGCAGGAAAGAACTGCTGCACAAGCTGGAATACACCCTGCCCGATGCCAGTCGCATCGATGCCGATGTACTCCACGGCATAACGATTTGTAAGTTCCTCGATACTTCTGGCCTGTGCGGCAAAGTCCATGCCTTTCCACTGATGACGCTCGAGCACGCGGAACTTGCCGCCGGAAACTACCGGCGGGGCAATCACTGCACAGCCTGCGCTGTCGCCGGTGTGTGACGGACCGTAACCAATCCACACGGGACGATATGCAAACGGTCGTTTCAGGTAGGGGTCGAAGTCTTCCCACTCGTCCAGGCTGTCCACCATGCATCCCTGCAACTCGGCGAACGGGAACACCGACGCCTGATCGTCCACGAACTCGCACATCAGCAGGTTTTCATATTCGGCGGGGCTGTATTCCAGTTGCAGCTGTTCCAGGTCGAACAGGTTGCAGCCGCCTGACAGCGCATCTTCCACCGTCACAATCTGCCGCCACTGGCCGTCATCGCACAGCACGCCTTTCGACAGGTGCGCGTGCGTTAAATCCAGGTCAATTCTGTCGGCTTTATTGCGACGGCCTTTGTTGAAAAGTTCACCAGACCAGAACGGATAGGCGCTGTGTGCCAGACTGGATGGCGTGGAAAAGTAGGTGCTTCGCCATTTCTTATGCAGCGACATGCCGGAAGCGACTTTGCGCAGCTCCTGAAATTTTGGGATCCAGAAGTATTCGTCCAGGTATAAATTGCCGGTATAGCTCTGCGCGGTGCGGACGTTGGTACCGAGGAAGATCAGCCGTGCGCCGTTAGGCAATACTATCGGGTCGCCTTTTAAATCGACGTCCACCTGTCTCGCAAAGTCGATGATGTAGTTCTTAAAGACGTGCGCCTGCGCCTTACTGGCCGACAGGAAAATCTGATTACGGCCGGTGGTCAGCGCATCAATCAGGGCTTCCCGGGCAAAGTAGAAGGTTGCGCCAATCTGGCGGGACTTGAGGATGTTGCGAATACGGTGCTGTAATCCGGCCTGATGCCATCCGCGCTGATACTCAAACGACGTATCAATGAAGATGTCGCCAAGTTTCTCAATGGCCTCATCGCTGAAAACATTCTTTTCGGGTACCTTGCGTTCGCCCTTGTTGCGGTTCGCGACGTTCGGATTTAAATCAGCCTCACTGGCGGTGTGGTTGTAACGATTAACCCTTGCCAGGCGTTCAATCTGTCGGCCTAACAGGTCGATCTCTTTGTAGTCTTTCCCCTCTTTTACATCTTTCATGACTAGCTGGATCAGCCGCGCTTCCATGCTGGTTTCCACACGAGAAATGGGCGCGATGGCCTCCCATTGATCGCGAGTTTTCCAGCTCTGCACGGTCGGTGTTTTTTGGCTCAGCATCTCCCCGATTTGCCGCACAGAAAAACCCTGCCAGTAAAGCAGTGCCGCCTGTCGGCGCGGGTCGCTGATGATGGTGGAGTTTGAAATATTCATGCCGCCACGTTACCGGCCAGACAGCTGTTTTTCGCGCTGCCCACGTTGTGCCATCGGGCAACAACCCGCATCGGCTGGCGGCCTGCGGTGACTGTCTGGAAACTAACTCCCGTTCTCAACACTCATTACCGGAGTCAGTTACATGGCAAAGAAAGTATCTAAATGGTTTCGCATCGGGGTCGAAGGCGACACCTGCGACGGCCGCGAAATTGATGCTAACGACATCAAGCAAATGGCGGAGACATACAGCCCGAAAGCCTATGGCGCCCGCGTCAATCTGGAGCACATCAAAGGCGTGCTACCAACCAGCGATTTCCGCCGTTATGGCGACGTGATCCAGCTGAAAGCTGAACAGATCGATGATGTAGCTGAACCGCTGCTGCATGACAAATGGGCGCTGTACGCGATGATCAGCCCGACCGCGGATTTAACGCAGATGGTCGGCGACGGGCAGAAGGTTTACACCTCGATGGAGATCAAACGCAATTTCGCCAATTCCAATAAATCCTACCTGGTCGGTCTGGCCGTCACCGATGACCCCGCAAGCCTCGGCACTGAAATGCTGGAGTTCAGCCGTACAGCAAAACAGAACCCGCTGGCCGGTCGTAAAACCGATCCGGACAGCCTCTTCACCGTCGCCACCGAAGCACTGATTGAGTTTGAAGATGCGCCGGAAACTGCCTCTTCTCTTTTCGCCCTGGTGAAACAAAAGCTTTCACGTAAGCAGGCGTCAGACGATGCCCGCCTGGCCGATGTTCACGAAGCTGTCAGCGAGGTCGCTCAATACGCTCAGACTGAACTGAATAAGCATGAAACCAGCCTGACCGATCTGTTGAGCCGCGTCGATACCCTGGAAAAATCCACCGCTGCCGAACATGACGCCCTCACTGAACTGAAAGGCAAGCTTGCGCAGACACCGGCGCAGAACTTTAACCAGCGCCCGCACGCAACCGGCGGCACAGGCGCTGACGAGACAGTGACCGACTGCTGATCCGACATCTTTAATTCACCCTCAGGAAATAAGTCATGAAAAAAGAAACGCGCTTTAAATTTAATGCGTTCCTCTCCCAGCTCGCCAAACTCAACAACGTTGACGTCGGCACACTGGACAAGAAATTTAACGTCGAGCCGTCCGTCACTCAGACCCTGATGACCCGATTGCAGGAGTCCTCAGAGTTCCTGACCCGTATTAACATCATTCCGGTGGACGAAATGATGGGCGCTAAAGTTGGCGTCGGCGTGACCGGTACGATTGCCAGTACAACCAACACTGACGCCGGTGACGAGCGTGAAACGGCTGATTTCACCAAGCTGGATCAGGAAGGCTATCACTGCACCAAAACCAACTACGACTTCCACTGGATGTACAGCAAGCTGGACTTGTGGGCGCGCTACAACGATTTTCAGACCCGTTTGCGTGACGCCATTATCAAGCGTCAGGCACTGGATCGCATCCTGGTCGGCTTTAATGGCGTTTCACGCGCACCGACGTCTAACCGGGTTCAGAATCCGCTGTTGCAGGATGTCGGCGTGGGCTGGTTGCAAAAATACCGCCTGAATGCCCCAACCAAAGTGATGGGCATGATTGTCGCCGAAGACGGCACCGTGACCAATGAGACGGTGAAAGTCGGTGGCGAAGGTGAATACAAAAACCTCGACGCGCTAGTCTTTGATGCGGTGAATGAACTGATCGACCCAATCTATCAGGACGACACCGAACTGGTGGTTATCTGTGGCCGCAAGCTGCTCGCGGATAAGTATTTCCCGCTGATCAACAAACAACAGCCAAACACTGAGGCGATGGCCGCCGACCTGATTGTCAGCCAGAAACGCATCGGCAATCTGCCCGCCGTTCGCGTGCCCGGCTTCCCTGCTAACGCCATGCTGATTACCCGTCTGGATAACCTGTCCATTTACTGGCAGGACGGCACGCACCGCCGCCACGTTGAGGAAGTGCCGAAGCGTGACCGTATCGAAAACTACGAATCCATTAACGAGGATTATGTGGTTGAAGACTACGGCTGCGGCTGTCTGATCGAGAACATCGAAGTGACCGCCGGAGAAGACGGCACAGCTGAAAAAGCTGATCTCAGCAAATTCACCTCGGCGATCGTTGATGCCATCAAAACTGCATCCGGTACCACCGCACCGGCAGCTCAGGAGTAAGCCATGACCAGCCCTGCCCGACGTCATTTGTTGCGGCAGTCAGCTATCGAAGCCGCGCAGCAGGATACCAGCCTGCTGCGTCATGCCACTGGCTATGAACTGCTGCTGCAAAAGCTTAATGCTGACCAGAAAGCTCTGAAAAAAGCCTACTCCGCAGAGAAAAAGGCAGAACTCAAACGCAAGATGCTGCCCGAATATGCGCCTTGGGTGGCGGGTGTCCTCGCCGAAGGTAAAGGTGCGCAGGACGCCATCCTGATGACCATCATGATCTGGCGTATTGATGCAGGTGACTACACCGGTGCGCTGGAAATCGCCCGCTATGCGTTGCATTACAAGCTGGCGATGCCGTTCGGCAAACGCCCTGCCGGTTATGCACTGGCGGAGGAAGTCGCCGACATGAGCACCCGCGCTCATGCTGCCGGTGAGCCGGTCAGTCTCGATGTACTGATGACCACGATGGAACTGACTGATAGTCAGGACATGCCGGATCAGGTGCGCGCCAAGTTGCACAAAATCACCGGCTACCTGTATCGCGACGCGGAGAAACTGCCGCTCGCCCTGCAGCACCTGAAACGCGCCTTCCAGCTAAACAGCAACTGCGGCGTTAAAAAGGATATTGAGCGGTTGGAGTCAGCCATCAAAAAGGCTGCCAGCAGCTAAACAGAACGCGCCCCGCGCCGGACGGCACGCCAGCCGCGACAGGTCTGTGACCTCGTTCAACGCTGGCGTCCACCGTCCCCTATTCAGAGGTCACTATGTCTCTTGTTGTACCTGCACCAAAGCCGGATGCCGCGACGGAACCCGCGATTAAAAACACGCACTTCTGGCCGGATATCAGTC